CTCCCGACCATCCGCCGCACTACCCACACCAACTATGAGCAAGACACGCAACGCCCGTGACGCTCTTATGGGCCTGATCGTCGCACTCGCATCGTTCGCCTACCAGCAGTTCGTCAACGGCAGTCGGGTCACCGGCGGTGTGACGCTCGCGATCGTCGTCGCGCTGTTTCTCGTCTACCGCGAGGCCGACGCGCGGACCATCGAGTACTTCGCCGGCGCCGATGCCGAGGAGCTGCAGCCCATCCTTCGTCGCGTCGGTCGGGCCGTCCGCCGCCGGCTGCCCTCGAGGTGACCGATGGGGCGCAAGACGCTCACCGTCTCGAACGCTTCCAAGGACCGCTTCGACGGGCACAAACGAGACGACGAGTCCCAAACGGAGCTTCTCAACCGTGCCCTGGATGCGCTCGAAACGCTCGAAGCGCAAGACGGCAGCGTGAACACAGACCGAACACAGCTACCCGACGACGTCCTGACCGAGGACCACCTCTCCGACATCAGCACAGTCGTCGAGAGTGCCGTCGAGCGGGGGATAGACAACGCAAGTCGCCGATGAAGTCGGTCTGTGTTCTTTTCGTACAGGCCACTCGGCAGCCACCAACAGCCCCATGTGGTGCCGATAGCCATCTAAGACACGCGGTTTTTCACGGGGCTTCTCGCGTGTCGACGGCGACGTGGCCTCCCCACCCCCATTCCAACCTTTTCGATACCACTCATGACGTACGTTTACGACTGCGACGGCTGGTGCGACGACGGTCGCTACGACGGTCGGCCAGCCCTCACCGCCGAGTTCAACGAACACTGGTACAACAGCAGCAAGCACGGCGACATGCTTCGCGACCAGGGCTACGAGCCCGGCGACCTCGTCACGCTCTGTGAAGACTGCACGACCAGCCTGCTCCTCGAGGTGTGACGATGGGGCGAGACCAGGACCGCGAGCGGACATGGGACGAACGCGCCGGCCGACGCTGTCCCGGTTGTGGTCGCTCGTTCGACAACGTCGAGCGCGCCGACGTCCACCATCACGACGGCGACGCAAACAACGGCCACCCGAGCAACCGACGCAAGCGCTGCAAGAAGTGCCACCTTCGCGGTGAGCACGGTCGCGACGTCGACTCTCCGAAGACGCCCGACGGTGTCCGCCGTAGCGGGCCGCGAGGCCCATCACGGACAACGCCCCCGCGGTGAGCCCATGGCGTCCCCGGAGAAGCTCAGTACCCCATGGCGGGGTGAACACAAACCGAACACACATGACTGACGACGACACGCAGTACGGCGAGCACGGTCGCTGCGAAGCGACGGCGTCGTCGACTGGAGAGCGGTGCCGGCAGCCGGCGACCGGCGACCATGGCAAGTGCCGCTACCACGGCGGCTCGTCACTGAAGGGGACCGAGCACCCCAACTTCAAGCACGGAAAGACGTCGAAGTACTTCAAGTCGAAGATGTCAGAGCGACAGCGTGAGGTCTACGAGGAGATGGCTGAGGCGCTCGACGACACCGAGGACGCGAAGGCCATTCTCTCGCAGGTCGCCGCTCGGCTGATGGTGCTCGGCGAGCACTCGACCGACTCTTCGATGGTCCGCGAAGCGCGCCAGATCCTTTCGGAGTTCAACATCGTCGACAACACCGACTCGGTCGAGATGAATGCCCAGGTCGAGAGTGAACGCGAACACACGCTCGGCGACGACGAGCTCGAGGCCGTCCGGCAGGGTCTCCTCGCGAGCCAGGACGACGAATGAGTCAGGCCACACAGTCCGGCCGCCCGTCGGCCCGACAGGTCCGGGAGATGCTCAACCCGTTCGAGGGCGGCTCGTGGGAGGAGTACCTCAACGTCTTGACAGCCGGCTACATGGCTGGCGAGCGTGACTCCCACGTCCCAATCGCCGACGTCCACCTGAACTGGGTCGACCGGTTCACCTCGGACAAGGACGTCGGCTTGCTTGCGCACCGTGACTCGCTGAAGACGACCGTCACACTCGGCATCGTCATCGCCCACCTCGAGTACATCGAAGGCTTCCGCGCTCACTGGATCACCAACACGCAGGGACAGGCTCACAAGAAGGCCGACACCGAGTTCTGGAAACTTGTCGAGCGCAACCCGTGGCTGACGAACCTCAACAGTAAGCCAGTCCAGGACACGAAGGAGGTCAAAGAGTTCCAGAACGGCGCGGTGCTGCACGCCGGCTGGCTCTTCGGTGCGATCGAGGGCGACCGGTCGCACTTGCTCATCCTTGACGACGTCATCAAGGAACACGGCGACGGTGACACCGAGAACGTCCTGACGTGGATCGAGGGCGTGACGGTTCCGATGGTCAAGGACTCGGGGAAGACGGCCATCATCGGGACGCGCAAGCGGCCGGACGACATCTACATGCACGTAGCCGAGCGTGACGCCTACGACTTCACGGAGTACCCGGCCATCCTCGACGTCTGGGACCAGGAGTTCCGAGACGACGACAACTGGGAGGCACGCCGTCCACCCGAGGAGCTCTACACCGAGGTCAACAACCCGCTGTCCCAGGGCGGAGACACTGTCCGCGTCCTCTGGCCCGAAGCCCGCGGCCCCGAGTACTTGGCCGACAAGTACGCCCAGATGAGCCCGCACCTGTTCTGGCGGGAGTTCTGTATGGTCATCCAGGGGGCGTCGGGCAACCTCATCGAGAAGGCGGACGTCGACCTGCTAGCCGCCGACGGTGGCTGCTCCATCCGCGGCGAGTCGCCACCTCAAAAGTACACGCCGTCGTCGGGCCAGCAGGTGGTCGTTGCTCACGACCCCGCACAGTCGAAGACGGGCGACAACGCTGCGTTCGTCACGTATCTCGTTCGCGAGGACGGCAAGCGCGAGTTGCTCGACGCCCACGCCGAGCAGGGCATGCGACCGTCCTCGATCAAGGCGAAGCTCGCGGACCTCAACGACCGTTACGACCCGTCGGTCATCACGATCGAGGACAACGGGATGCAGCAGTACGTGGTCAACGACGCCGTCGAGATGTCCTCGACGATGCGCTCGAAGGTCCGCGGCATGACGACGACCGGGCAGAAACACAGCTGGGAGAACGGCATCCCACGCCTCCGGACGCTCGTCGAGAACGGCTCCATCCTGTTCTACCGTGGCCACGGCCCGACCGAAGACTTCGTCCAGGCCGCACTATCGCTGACGCTGCAGGATGGGAAGCTGTCGGGCCACACGCCAGACCTCATCGCGGCGTGGTACATGGCCGAGCAGACCCTCCAGCGCGGCGCGAGCAGTAAAACTGAACGCATCGGCTCGATGCGCGACATCCTCTAACTGACCATGGCATCCACAGACTCCATCATCGACCTCGGCGACGACTCCAGTCTCCTCGTCTCGGGGTTCAACGACGACGACGCGCTGGCATCGGTCGAGCAACAGCTACGCCGCTCGGTCGACACGCCGACGCCGTCGGGCCGTGGCTCAGGCGAGGGCGGGATGGCCAAACGGGCGACAAATTCGTCGACCGTCTTCGGCATCAAGGGCCTGCGGACGCTCGGGATGCAGGCCCACGAGCTGGGCGACGCCGTCCGCACGCGTCGCGACGAACTCTACCGGAACGAGTTCCCGCTGCTCAAGCCACGGTTCAGCCAGAAGTGCGAGGCCTGCGAGTCGGAGTTCGACGAGGAGAACGACGTCTGCCCGGCGTGTGGGGAAGACGCCCTCCGCCGACCCGACCCCGAAGAGAAGCGCGAAGCCAAGCGTCTCTTCGAGTCGGTCAACAGCGAGGGACAGAGCCTGCGCGAGCTCGCGAAGTACTGCGAGCCCGACCAGTGGTTCGCCGGCGTGTCGATGCTGGTCATCCAGTACGACTACGCCATCGCGCAGAACTCGGCGATGTACGATGACGGACAGGTCATCGCCAAGGAACCCGACGAGATCGTCTACGGTGACCCGAACACGATTGTCCCCGTCGTCGACGAGCACAACCGCATCGGCGGCCACTGGTGGACCTGTCCGGTCCATCGGGACAACCCAGCGGAGGGGCAGGGCCGCTGTGAGCACTGCAACGCTGAGCTGCAGGAGGTGTTCTTCGCCGAGAAGCAGAAAGACGGCAAGGACAACTATTACTTCCGCGACGAGGTCGTGACCTGGGCCTACCCGATGCCGCGGCTGCACGGTCTCGACGGCCTGGCGCCGGCGGGCGGCGTGATGCTCCGCCAGCTCATCCTCGAGATGATGCACCGGTACGGCGCCGCGTTCTACGACCAGGAGAGTGACCGGCTGCCCAACCAGCTGATGATCCTCCACACGACGAACGCCGACTCGTTCCGCAAGGAGATCCAGCGCATCCGTGACGAGGACGACCCCTACGACTCGCCCATCCTCTCGAACGAGTACAGTCCACAGGACTCCTCGACGCCCACGCTGGAGGTCGTCGACGCGATGCCCGACGAACTGCTCGGGCAGTCCGAGGCCATCAAAAAGGACTACAAGGAGGACATCCGCCAGGCCATCGGCATCTCGAACGCCCACGACTCGGACCTGCAGGACGCCGGCGGGCTCAACAACGAGGGTCTGCAGCTGGAGGTGACCGACCGCGCCATCGCTAGCCAGCAACACGATTACGTCGAGGGCTGGCTGGACACGCTCGCGAAGCGCCTGGGCATCGACGACTGGCGCATCGAGTTCCTGCCCTCGACCGAAGACGACGAAGGGGCGCTGGACCTCCAGCGGACACTCCGGTCCGGTCAGCTGGCGGCCGAGGCCGGCCTCGACGCCCGCTGGGAGGATGGCGACCTCGTCATCGACAACGGCGAGTTCTCGCCGCCGCCCGAGCCTGACGCTGGGCCCGCCGGGGCGGGCGGCGACGAATCAGCCGACAGGCCAGGCCCCGATGGCCCGGACACGCCTGCCGATAGACAGGCGGCCACAGGCCCACGACTTGGCAGCGTCGCCAAGCAGGCGGAGGACGTCCTCTTCGACGCCCATCGCCACATCGTCTGGGCCGACGACGGCGATGTGGAGCAGCAGGCGGACCCGTTCTTCGACGCCAACGAGAGCGTTCCCGAGTTCGTCATCGAGCTCGTCCAAGAGGCCATCAACAGTGGCGCCATCTCAGACAGCTTCGAGAACCTGTCCGCTGGATCTCGCGGCCGACTGGCGTCGCTCCTCGAAGAGAACCTGACCCAGCCACAGGGCTGGTCGCTCCGATCGGTCTCGGAGGACCTCCAGGAAGCGTTCGGGTTGACCGAAGAGGAGGCCAACAGCCTCGCCCGGAACGAGGTCAAAGCCATCAACGACCAGGCCCGCGAGGTCGCGTACGAACAGCAGGACCTCGAGGACGATGGTGTGTTCAAATGGCTCGGTCCGGAGGACGACGACAAAGAGGACGCGTGCTGGTGGCTCCTTGAGAAGACCAACCCCAAACACGGTGGCACGCCGCGCCCACTCGACGAACTGCGCGACCTCGTCCAGGAAGCCAACGACCGGTTTGTCGACGGCCACGACGCCCGTCGGTATAGCCCCCACATCGGCTGCCGAGACACGTACGTACAACACTACGACACATGACAGATACGATACCACTCACGACGACGGACGACGTCACCATCGGCGCGCTGCTGAAGAGCGCCGTCGACGAGGTAACGACCGCCGACACACAGTCGGCGCTGACGAGCAACTACTCACCGACAGCGGGCCGCGTCGCCGAGGTGACGTCGACGGGCACGGTGTACGTCGGCGACGGCTCGGCCTGGGAGACTGCTGACTCGCTGATCGGACTCGAACACAACCACGTCTGGCGACGTGTTGGGCCCGCGACAGCGAACACGACACTCTCGGACCAGGGCGTCATCCAGGCTGTCGACACGAACGGTGGCGCGGTCACCGTGACGCTGGCCTCGTCGATGGTCGAAGACGGTGCCGAGCTCATCATCAAGGATGAGGGTGGCAACGCCGGCACGAACGCTATCACCGTCGAGACCGAAGGCGGCGAGACGATCGACGGCAGTGCATCGATCACGATCGGCTCGAACTACGCCCGACGTCGTCTCTACACCGACGGCAGCGACTGGTTCAGGCGGTGACCGTCCATGGCAGAGTTTGCTGAAGGCGACGCAGTTACGTGGTCGTGGGACGGCACCGATGTCCACGGGCGCGTCGCCGATGTGCGCGAGCAGTACACGCCGCCGACAGCCAGCGAGCCGATTACTGGCGAGGAAGACGAGGACGTCTACGTCATCGACGAGTGGGATGACGACGTCGGCGCCTACCGCAAAGAGAACGTCGGCAAGCCCGAGTCCTCCCTCAACGAAAGTCAGCGCGATCTGCCTCCGCGCACAGACGAGAACTACGCCGCCCTCGCATCGGTCTCCGAGTGGACCGTGCGCGAGCTCGACGGCATCGCTCGCGAGATGGACATCCTCTCTCGCGCCGAGCCGGCGCCGGGAACCATCGTCTGGCAGTCGGCCGACCGCGCCATCACGTACTTCGCCGAGCTGCCTGACAAGTACGAGGAAGAAATCGGCGAGGGCGCGTTCGTCCCGCCTGAGACGGCCGCTGAAAACGCCCGGAAGGCGCTTGAGTGGTACGAGACCCATCCCGAAGAGTTCGGCGCCGGCGCCGATGATGGGGAGGGCATACGGCGCGCTCGCCAGATTGTCGACCACTACGAGAACGACGAGCCGCTCGCCCCCGAGTACGTCGTCGAGATACAGGGCTACCTCTCCCGCAGCGACGCTCAGGACGGCCGGGCCGAGCTGGACGACGACGTCCCCGACGACCAGCCGTGGCTCGATGACGGCTACACGGCCCATCTCCTCTGGGGCGGCGACGCGATGCTCTCGTGGGCCGACGACCTTGTCGACGAGATGGAGGCCGTCGACGAACAGGAACAGCAGGCTACCACCGACGACGGTTGGGAAGCCGACGGGCCCGCGACCGCGGTCACGCAGGCGTCGGTGGCTGCTGACGACCTCGACACGATGGGCCCGCTGCGCAGCTCCATTACCAAGGAGGGCAGCAACGAGATCGACGTCGAGAGTCTGCCCGAAGAGTACCAGGCCGCACTCGAGGCCGACGACTTCCTCGTGTACGGCAAGGCCAGCATCGAGCAGTACGACCGCACGGACGACCCCATCAAAATCGAGATGGAGGCACTGGAGGATGCCCTCGAACGCTTCTTCGAGTCAGAGTCGGCGCCGGGCATCATCTCGCTGTACCACGACGACATTCCCGTCGGTGTCCCTGTTCGCGAGCACACACTCGACGAGGACACGACCATCCAGCTGGAGAGTCCTGGCGGCGAGCCCGAACGCTACGAGTTCGAGGCTGGCGACAAACTGACAACGCACGTCGAGGACGGTGACGGCGACGGCCGGCCCGAGATGTGGCTCCTCTCGAACCTCGCCGGCGACTCGGAGATGGCCAAAGAGGTCCGCCTCCGAGCGCTGCAGGGCCAGTTGAACGGCTACTCGGTGACGATCCACCGCAACCGCGACGAAGAGACGGACACGGGCAAGCTAGTCACGCAGTGTGACCTGCACGCCGTGACGCTCGGCGAGAGCGAGATCGTCAAGAACGCCGGGTCGACGTTCGGAGTCGCTGAGTACCAGGCCTTCTCCGCAGCTGGCGACTGATCCACTCACTCACCAACGACGCCGCGAAGCCAGTGCCGATGACGCCCCCAACAGTGGCCGAGGTCCTGGCTGTCGTGGACGGTGCGGTAACAATTCTACGATTCCAATGAGCAACGCAGACGACACGGACGACACGCTCCGTGAGCGACTCTCGTCCCGGCTCGACTTCATGTCGGCCGATACCGACACCGAGGACGACGAGTCGGCCACTGAGCAGGAGGCGGATAGTGACACAACCGACGGTGGCGCCGGAGAGGATGCCACCGAGCAGGAAGGCGACTACGAGGACGGCGAAGACGACGAGGAAGACGACGACACCGAGATGGAGATGGACGCCGGCGACGCCGTCGATATGCTCGTCGCCAACACCGAGATGGACCGCGAGGAGGCCATGGCCTTTGCCGAGGCCCTTGGCGCGACTGGCGAGTCCGAAGACGGTGGCTCGACGGGCGACGACGACGGCGAGATGTCGGCCGAAGCCGACACCGACGACGTCGAACCCGCAGAGGTAGCCGAGGCCGCGGCCGACGCGGCCAGCGAGGTCGTCGAACAGGAACTCGACGAACGACTCGACGGCGTCGTGACCGAGAGCGACCTCGACGAGAAGCTCGAGTCCTTCGCCGACACGATGGTCGACGAAACGGAGACCACGGTCGAACAGGCGCTGACGGGCTCGACCCCCGGCCCGAACAGCAGCGGTGCGACCGACATCAGCAAGGCCGATCTGTTCAGCGATGGCGCTGACAGCGGCGACAACGGGGGCGACTAACAATGAGCGCAGGACACATCAACCACGGGCACAGCCCGCGAGACCTGCTCGAACAGCAGGGTATGCTCGACCGCGCCGTCGAGGCGCTGTCGGCCGTCTCGCAGGAAGCAACGTACAGCACAGGCGACGCCGCGCTGGTCAACGACCTCTTCGGCGCCGCGCTGTACGTCCAGACCAACCTCGAAGCGAACGGCTACGGCTCGCTGCCGAAGCTCGACCGCTCGGGGATGAACACGGACGCCAGCCAGCCGCTGCCGCTGACGTTCCGCGCCGCGCACACGCCGCCGGCGCTGCAGTCGACCGGCGAGGGGGTCGCAAGTACGAGTCCGAAGAGGTCAGTGCCGACATCAAGCAGTCCGAGGCCGTCATCGAGCAGACGCACATCCAGCAGGTGCGCGCCGAGATCCTCGACGGCGTTCCGTGGGACGAGCTCACCCGCGTCGACGAGCTCTACCAGGAGCTGGCCATCGACCGCGACGGCGTCATGGCCGCGGTCTCCGCGAACAACGGCGGCTACTCCAGCCGGACGAAGATCACGGAGCTCGACCGCATCATCGCGTCGGGCGACGAGGAGGCCAACGCAACGGACCCTGATAGCACAGCGTTCAGCGACGGCGACCTCGACGTCTACGACATCGACCGCTCCGCTGACTCGTGGGCCGACGCCTACGTCGACCACAACAGCGGGACGCTCCGCCAGCTGACCGAGTCGCTGATGGACAGCATCCTCGAGCAGTACTTCGACTTCGGCTCGGCTAGCCGGGAGAATGTTTTCATCCTCACCGGCCGCGACACGGCGCGTGTCCTGGGCGAGCTGCAGTCCGACTCGACGGACGGTGTCCAGGCGGTCGTCAACTACGACCCCGAGGACATCGGTCGCGACGGCGTCAACGACGCCGAGACGGTCATGGGCCTGCCGACCAACACCAAGTCGCGCCACTACAAGGGCATCCCCATCGTCCCGTCCCAGCACGCCCCGTCGGACGGTGCCCTCTCGCGCATCTACCTCATCCCGACCGACACGATTCAGGCCGGCAACGGCGAGCAGGTCCCGCGCATCGCCGTCGAGGAGCTGCGCAACCCGCACTACGAGGAGCTCACCGACGCCAACCCCGAGAACGCCCCGTACCTCTCCCGCGGCAAGAAGGAGAACGCGGCGTACTACCTCATGGATCACGAGATCGTCACGCGCGACTTCTCCGCCCTCGGCAAGGGCCGCGACCTGCAGGAGTAACGCCCGCATGAAGACGTTCATCATCATCACCAGCTCAGGGACGTTCGAAGCCCGAGGCGACCGTTGGACACGGAACGAGAACGGCGACGTCTACGTCTACGAAGAAGACGGAGTCGACCCGGTCGCTGAGGTTGACAAGCCTGAGTTCACCGCGATTTTCGATGCTGACCACGGTACGACAGGAGATCACTAACACCAATGTTCCACTACGAAGACTTTACCAACGAACTCGAACAGGAGGGTCGTGTCGAAACGACGCTCGTCGGCCTGCGATACGTGGGCCAGAAAAGCTCTCTCGCTCCAAAGCGTCCCCGACAGCAGGGGGGTTGGCCTGGCAATCAAACCTTCCAGGGCGGCGACGTCGTCGAGCGGAACGACGACGGCAAAGTCACCGCCCGAGAGCCTGGCCCCATCCAGCTTGGGGTCAGCCCCGACTGGCTCGGCGACAACGTCGAAGGTGGCTCGCTTGCTGGCCTCGAGGCGCTGTCGGACTTCGAGGTGATCTACGACGAGGCCACGCTCGCACAGGCCATGCTGGACGCGAACTACCTCCCGCCCGACGTCTTCGGCTCGCCGGGTGACCAGACCGGCGGCCAGCGGACGGCGCCGGACTTCGAGATTCGCCAAGCGGTGTTCGACTTTTTCGATGGACTCGAGGACCGTGGCTCGGGCCCCAACTCACACCAGATGTACCGCGAGCAGCTGGCCGACATCGCCGGTGTCGACCTCGCCGGCGAGGACGATTCGCCGACCGACAGCCAGCGGGCACAGCAGTACGTCGACAACCACACTCGCGACGAGCTGAAAGACGCCGTCGGCGAACTCCGCGAGGGGCCCGAGGACATCAGCCTGCAGAACGGCAA